ATTAACAGTCGATGGTAATCTTATTTTAGATAGTACGAGTAATTATATTCATATTAAGGGCGCACTTTATGATAAGGATGGACACTCTGGAAGTGCCGATCAAGTTCTTGTATCCACAGGAACACAAGTTGATTGGAAAGATACAACATCATTAACTGCAAGTAATTCACAAAAGATTACTATTGCTGAGAGTGATACAAACTCTGATTTCCCCATTACATTCTCTGCAGCTCCGGGTCAATCTGGTGGAAATACTTTATTATCTGATAACCAGTTTACTTACAATGCATCTTCAAATACGGTAACTGCTGGAACATATAGTGGTTCGGGTGCAAGTTTAACAAGTTTGAACGCATCCAATTTAGGAACTGGAACAGTTGCTGATGCAAGATTAACTAATTCAAGTCTTTTTGTGCAAGGTATGATTATGATGTATAATGGATCATCAGCACCCTCTGGTTGGGCGATATGTAATGGACAAAATGGGACACCAGATCTCAGAGACAGATTTATTGTTGGTACTGGTTCTTCATACAGTCTTGGTAATACTGGTGGTGCTAACTCTGTAACTCTGACAACAGCACAGATGCCATCTCATAAACACACAACTTCAGTTGACAATACAAATTTATTCCCATCTAGTGGTCAAACATCAATAGGTTTTGGTGGTGCTGGATCATATCCTGCAACTACTTTTACTATGAATAATGAGGGTGGTGGACAGTCACACGAAAACAGACCACCATATTATGCTCTCATGTTTATTATGAAACTCTAAAATGTTCATGGGTTGACAAAAATACCTATATATGCTAGTATAATAAAAAATCGAGGTCTTTCATGAACGATGCATCAGTAGTAAAGACGATAGTAGACATCTGCTCAAGGTCTTTTAAAATTGTAAGTGACGAGGGATATATACAACTGGTGCAATGTGAGTGTATGGAAGAATTTATGGATGTACTTAATGTATGTCAAGAATTTTTAGATGAAGATATGATCGTATATTCTGAGATCATAACTAAACCAAAAAGGTCTAGAAAAACAAGAAAAAGAAAAAAAGAGAAAGAAACTGAATAAATAGTCAAAAAGATATGAAAAGGTTTCAAGAATTTACAGAGAATGTAGATAAGGTCTCAGCACTTCGTGCTAGACAAACGGATGCTGTCTCCAAATTTAAAACGACTTCTAATACACCTGAAGTAAAGAAACCTGAGAGTCGTGTTCATTCTGGAGATGTTGCAAGTGCAAACTTAGCAGCAGCAAAAGCAGCAAAAGCAAAAGCAATGGCAAGAAAAGCAGAAATTCGTGCAGAAATCCAGAAGGAGAAACAGGATAAATAGATAGAAGACATACTTTGTAGATGAGCGATGCCACTTAATAAGTTAGAGAATTTTATAAAGAACACTGAGGGTAAGATTCTCTATGTAAATCCAAGTGACTTGGATGCAACCGACAGTATAACAAATCAAGGAAACTCTTTAGCACAACCGTTTAAGACAATCCAAAGGGCTTTACTTGAGTCTGCTAGATTTTCATATTTAAGAGGAAACAATAACGATTTAATCGAGAAAACAACAATATTACTTTTTCCCGGTGAGCATATTATTGATAATAGGCCCGGATTTGCTGTAAAAGAAGTTAGTAACACTGCAACTGCTGTATCACCATCAGGTGCAGAAAGCACAGCATCGGAAACTTTATCACTTAATTTAACATCTAATTTTGATTTAACTCAAGAAGATAATATTCTCTACAAGTTTAATAGTATTAATGGTGGTGTCATTGTTCCTCGTGGTACATCACTCGTTGGATTAGATTTAAGAAAGACAAAGATAAGACCAAAGTATGTTCCTAACCCAACAGATAGCACAGCATCAGCATCTGCGATATTCAGATTAACTGGTACATGTTATTTCTGGCAGTTCTCAATATTTGACGGAGATGAAAGTGGACTTGTATTTACAGACCCATCTGATTTTTCTGCTAATAATCAGTCAACACCAACATTTTCTCACCACAAATTAACTTGTTTTGAATATGCTGACGGTGTAAACATTGATACGAGATTTAATTTAACTGACTTAGACATATATTATAGTAAATTATCAAACGCATTTAACACTACATCTAGACCGATAGATGCGATTGATAGATTCCCTGCAAACTCATTAGGATTTGCACCTCAAAGACCAGAATTTGAAATAGTTGGAGCATTTGCATCTGACCCAATTAATATTTCAAGTATTATTTCAGGTGATGGATCTACACCCGGAACTATTGTTACAGTAACCACTGCGACTGCTCATGGACTGACAACAAACACACCAATAAAAATAAAAGGTGTCGATACTTTTGACTACAATATATCAACAAAAGTACAAAATGTTACAAGTAGCACAGTATTTACATACTTATTACCATTTGTACGAGATAATTTACCAGCAAGTCCAAGTGCTTCATCTGCAACAGTAACTATTGAAACTGACACTGTTTCAGGTGCATCACCTTATATTTTCAACATATCTCTTCGTTCTGTCTTCGGAATGAACGGTATGCTTGCAGATGGTGATAAGGCCACTGGTTTCAAATCAATGGTTGTAGCACAATTTACTGCGATTTCACTACAAAAAGACGACAGAGCATTTGTTAAGTATAATCAATCTTCGAGATTATATGAAGGAATAGGTATCACTAAGGTTACTGGTGCTGCTCTTGCCTCTGGTTCATCATCACAAGACTCATCCACAGTCTATCATTTAGATTCTGATGCAGTTTATCGTCAGGAATTTGAAACAACTCATATCAAATTGAGTAATGATGCGGTTATGCAGATCGTATCAGTGTTTGCTATTGGTTTCAATAAACACTTCAATGCAGAAACTGGTGCTGATGCTTCAGTTACAAACTCTAACTCTAACTTTGGACAGTTTGCGATTGCCTCTGACGGATTCAAGAAAGAAGCATTTACTAAAGACGACAACGCATACATCACTCAAATTATTGCACCGAAAGCAATTACTTCTACAGAAACAAATATTGATTGGCAGAGATTAGATGTTGGTTTAACCACATCTGTTGGTATCACAAGTCATCTTTACCTATTTGGATTTAACACAAAAGATAATGTTCCACCAGTTGTAATTCAAGGTTATCGTGTTGGTGCAAAAACAAATGATGATGTATTTGTTGACTTTACAAGTGTTAATGATGGTGTAAGTGTAACTGGATATGGTGTAAGTTCAGCATCCATCTTCATGGTAGATAATGAAATATCATCATCTGGTATTACATCTGCATTAGGAACCACATCATCTATAAAGAAATATACAGTTCAATCAGGGCCTACATCAAACATATTAACACTAGGAGCTCATGAGTTATTAACAGGTGAAAAGATTAGAGTAATTAGTGACGATGGTGATTTACCAGAAAATTTAGAGGAAAATACAGTTTATTTTGCAATTAGACACTCTGCAACACAGATAAAAATTGCATCATCAAAAACAAACGCTACTCTGGGAACTTCTCTAGTCATCTACGGAGGAACAAAATTAAAGATTGAAAGTCGTGTATCTGATAAGGATTCTGGTGAAATTGGTTCACCCATACAATTCGACCCAGTAAATTCAAACTGGTATATTCATGCTGCGACTGATAACCAAATTTACACTACGATGAATACATTGGGTGTAGGTAATCTTGGTAACAACACACCCGTTTCATTCATAAAGAGAATTGCTGATGAAAGATCACTAGATGAAAAAGTATACAAACTGAGAGTAGTTGTACCAAAAGAACTTGTAAATGGTAAAAATCCAGAAGAAGGATTTATTTTACAAGAATCTTCATCAACTAATGTAAGAAATGTTGGAGACTTTACCAGAACTTCAATTACAGAGAGCGATTACGACTTTGATCGTAACCCTAGATTTATCAGCACATGTTCTGTATCAGGTACAGCAGTCACAGTTATTGCTGATGTGCCTCATCACTTGAAAGCAGGTGAAAGAATTTTTGTGAAGAATGTCACTGACAATAGTGGAACATCTACAGGTGTATTCAACAAAGGTTACAATGGTTCATTCTTGGTAAGCTCTGTTGTTGATGATAAAACATTTACTTATCCAACAACAGATACAGCAGGTGTTACTCATACAATAGGTAACTTCACAAATAATATATCAAACAGGACAACAACATTACCTAGATTTGAAAGAAATAATTTACAAAGTAATTTCTACATCTATCGAAATGAGACTATAAGTTCTTACATTAAGAATGTACAGGATGGTATCTACCATTTATTTGTTCTTCATGCTGATAATGAGATACCTACAGAGTTCACAGGTGTTAAGTACGGACAAAATGTTGTTGACTTGTATCCACAATTAGATCGAGATAATAATCATTCAAACCCACCATCTGCTGTATCTTTTGCAAAGAGAGCTCCTATCGGTGATGTATCAACAAATGATCAAAGAAAAAGTATCACTAGAGAGACTACTGATAAAATTGTAAAAGACTTTGGATATGCAAAAATTATATCTGGGGTCAGCACTGGTGGTGCTATGGGTGTTGGTCATACAACTATCACATTTGATAGACCACATGGATTTGGCAGTATTGTAAAAGTTGCTTCAATTGTTGGTGGATCAGGTTTGACAAATGGTACATATCATAATGTTAAACTATTAAACGAAGGAACCACTACTTGGGATGGTGCAACAGCGAAGGTTGTTGTTTCAAGTAACGCAGTTTC